TTATTGGTCTCCTGAGCCCTTTCCAGGGATAGTGTCACTTGCTGGTTCATTCATCTGTGGTTGTTGTTCACGAAACCTATGAGCGGTAACACTACGAATTTTTGTAATGTCCGCAACCGTTCCCGTGGGGTTTGGGATTGGTCGTTCCATTACTGGGCCTCTAAGGTATCAATACGTGCGGTTAAACTTGCTATAGCAGTTTCTTGTTGTTTAATAACACCTAGAAGTTCTACAGCAAGCATTGTGTAGTTAATTGCTTCTGGTTGGTTATTTTTGTCGTAATGAACAAGATGATTTAGACCAGCATCATGCATATCTTCAGCAATTAAGCCAAACTGATTAAAACGAGTATCTTGTGAATCTTCTTCAATATACTCTGCTTTGTAATCAAAAGTCACTGGATTAATATTTAAAATTCTTTTTGTTAAATCGGTGTAATCAACAATATTTTCTTTAACCTTACGGCTAGATGCTGATGTACCTAAAGTTAGGTTAGAACTAACAAGGACAGTACGACCTGAAACTGCCTGACTATAAACATCACTTGAGTTTATAACACGGAGGCAATTCAAGCCAAGGTAAGTATAAGAACCACCTGCTCTAAAATGTGAGCCCGATGAAGTATCGGTGGCTAAAAATTGACTAGCCTCAACTCCCGCAGCACTGCCAGTTCCCCAATAGTTACCAGATTGCATAGACCAATAAAAGTTAGTACCTGAATCGTACAGATAACCAGCGTAATTAGAGTACCCAGCAGCCGCAGCAGTCTGAGCAGAATTAACATTAAAGTTAGAAGGGTTCCAGACATAATGGTTAGAACCATCATTGCTACCCCAAAGCCATGTAGGTTGACCACCTTGACCAGACCAGTTGAAAGTCATGGCAGTACCATTACCTCCACCTTGTGACAAAGTAGACGCTTTAGCGGCTAAAGTAGCGTTTGTAGCCGTAGCAGCGTTACCAGTAGTGCTTCCTGAACTGCCTGTGACATTTCCTGTGACATTTCCTGTGACATTTCCTGCAAGGTTTGCGGTAATAGTGCCAGCAGAGAAGTTTCCTGAGGCATCACGTAGCACAAGGTTATTTGCAGTATTGGTACTAGATATTGCAGTGTACTTAGCAAGGTTTTCCCAAGCGCCTGCGACTTTAAGCCATACACTAGATTTACCAAATGCAGCATTTGCTGTGGTAATCCAGATGTCACCGTTAGCGGCTTTAGCGCCATCACTGTTAGCAGCAAGGGTAGGTTCATTTGCATTAATCCAAGTAGTGTTACTTGAAATAAAGAAACGTTTATCTACAATGTTGGGTGTATCAATGTACCCAGCAGAACCTGAGCCTGAGCGATAAATAGCAGCAAGAACAATGTCACCATCAACAAGGGAAGGAAATTCTGGGTTAGTGCTACTAGATGTACCTTTACGAAACTTAGGTATTAGTGGAGTTTCTTTAGGAATGACTACAAGGTCAAAACGCTTGTTTGCATCACCACCGTCTAATACAAGTGTAAAAATTTCGTGGTTGTGGTAATAGGTACCATCAATGCGCACTTTGTACGGAGCAATATTAACAGAGTTACTAGTTGTTGAGGTCTTAGTAACAACACCGTTAGTTGCATAGTTGGTGGGGTCAAATACCACACCATTGGATGAGTTTCCAAGAATTTGGAAATCTACACTGTCGGGCTCTGCCTGGTCGCCAACCCCAGTAGCAACTGCATTGGTGTAGTTGGGAATGGTAAAGCCCATTAATTACCTCAGAGAGTGTCGTAGATGTTTCCGTTGGTCTTGAGGTACTCATAGAGGTCTGCTGGAATATGGAAGGTTTTTCCATCTTCAAAGTTAAACTTTTGATTACCCCAATGCATCAGCCATGTGCCTTTAATACGAGCACGGCGAATGTTTGAATCAGTAGCGGGTTTAGAGACAACTGTTTCAGTCTCATCTTCCTCAACTGGTTCTGCAAATATGTTGGTCTTTTTTGTGGTCATTTTGACTCCTAGTTTATGTAACGTAATTGTTGTGCTGAAGGGAGGGTCTTAAGGGACCCTCCCTCCGACATCTTAGTAGATTGCAGGCTCCTTATTAGGAGATTGCGCCACCCTTTGTGTTGATTACAACACGAGACTCTGCGGTGATGACACCGAAGCCCCAGATTGCATACCATGACAAACCGTGCTCACGACCGAAGTCAATGACACCACCGTCACGCAGTTCAACTGGCAATGCGATTGCCTGACCGAATGCGTTGTCACCAATCATGATTGCTGAGTACGAGTCAGCATCTGGGTTTTGGTAACCAGCGGTTGCTGGGTTGAGGTCAACGATGCTGGTTCCACCCTTGAGAACTTGGGTGGTCTCAATGAAGACTACGTCATACAGACGACCAATTTCACCGAGCATGAAGTTACCTGGAGCGGCATACTTTGTTACTTCAATGAATTCAGGCCAGTCACGAAGCGCACGGCTCTGTGAAGGGTGTACGAAACATACGTAGGTATCGCCAAGGCGAGGGATGTTCTGACCAGCAAGTACTTCAACTGCGTCTTTTACAGCAGCAGGTGAGAGCCAGCCTGGGTTAGATGCGTTACCAAGGGTACCTGCATCGTATGGCGAGATAGAACCACGAGCCGCAGCAGGTGAACGACCGAAGACTACCGAAGGAGCAACGGCTGCGCCGCCACCGAATGGTGTTCCTGGTGCGTACAGTGTGTTACGAGCCTGGATGTCCATAGACTGAGCCATGTGACGACCAAGAAGTCGTGAAGATGATGCCATAACGTCATCAAATGATGCGTTGAGGAGGAGTTCAGTAACTGCAACAGCCTGACCTTGTTCCTTAACGGTGATTTGAATTTGACTTGCAGAAAGAGCAACTGGCTCCATACGTACACCTTCAGTAAGTTCAGCACCAGTGGCTTCGCTAGTCGTAAGGTTGTTGTAACGCATAAAGTTGATTGTCAAACCAGGCATAACTCCGAGTTCCGTCTTCTTGACGGCAAACTGTTCAAAGCGTAGAACTGGCATTGCTTGGAACAAGATTTCCTTGGACCAAATTTGCTGAATTGCTGGAGAAAGTGTTGAATCACTTGAGTAGCCTGTGGTTGTAATTGAACCAAGACCTGCTCCTGTAATTGCGCCACCTTGTGGGGCTGGAAGGGCCATAAAATTATCCTCCGTGGATAGTTGTTGTTGTTAGGTTAAAACCTGCCCCGTGAGGGGCGGGCGTTGAGGAGCCTGTCTCGCATCTTCATGTACTGGTCCATCGGCATGTTGCGGATATCCTCCGCTGTCAATGTTTGGTATTCCGTCTGAGTTTCCATTGGCCCAACAGGGGGAGCCGTTACTGGCGCACCCCGCAGGCGACCTTGCTGTTGCGCAGTCGCTTGCTGGATTGATTCAATAATAGCATTACTTCTCTCAGTAAGCACTGCAATTGAGTTTTCTATCTCTTCTTCGGTATTACCAAAGACGAGGTCTTGTAATTCAGGGATAATGCTGTCAGCAGCATCTTGAACACGGCTGTTGCGATAAGCCGTTAATTCTTGGATACGGCGCTCTTTTTCAAGGAGTGCTTCCTGTGCGGCACGCTGGGTTTCAATGGCATCAATACGTGCTTTGTAGTCTTTTTCTACATTTTCAAAACGCTGAGTCCACTCATCTTCCTTTTTAAGAAGCAGTTCTTTAGCACTAAGTTCGTTGTGCTCACGTTGCTTAAGAATTTCTTGTTCTTGCTTTGCACGCTCTTCTGCTTCTTGGCGGGCTGCTTCACGCTCTGCGGCGATGATAGCCATTTGCTCTTCCATGCTTTTTACACGGGTGTCAGCCTCTTCAAGACGCTTGTACATCTTGTCTTTTTCCTGTTTACGGATGTTTTCTACTTCATCCTCAGAAAAGAGTTTAGAGTTACTTTTCTTCATTGCGTCTTCAACGAATTGCTCTACTTGGGGAGCATCCGCAGGGACTGAAATAATGTCCCCTTCGGGACCTGGGTTTCTTGCCATGAGTATTACCTACTTTGTTAGTTTGGCTTATATGAACTTGTTTAGTGCTACGTTTAGTTATCTTCGTCAGGGTTACGGCGTTGTGCAAAACGAGCGCCATAAGCCCTGGATACTATTTTATTTACAATTTCCTCTTCCATCGGCATTGCTGCACCAAGTCCAGGCATCGGGGAAGCGGGGCTTTCCGATGTGGATACATTACCACCTTCTGAAGGTGCAGGCTGGGCACCTCCGTCAGGCTGTGTAACCATTCCAGTAGCAAGCATGATGGCTTGCTGAATCTGCGCACGCATCATGTCCAAGGCACCTTGGTCAATAGCGTCATCTTGCAGTTCTTCAAAAATTTCAGACAACTTCTCACGTGGGAATTCTTCACCAAGGATGCGCAAAGCGCCTTCTTTTGATTCAAGCCCAAGTTGCATCTTGGCTTGCACTTCATTCAACTTAATAAGAACATCAATAGGAAGTGGCTCAGGCCAGTGAATACTTGTTCGGTAAGTTAGAGGGTCAGCAGGGTCTAACTGTGGAAGTTGGTCACGCTCTGGTTCTGAAGCCTTACTTGGGTCGTAATTTAACAACCATGGTTCAAAA